ATTTCTACTAGTCCATTGTGAGCTGCGATTAAATTTATTTCAATAATACCTAAATCCTTATTTACATCATCAAGATAATTTTTTATTACTGCTACTGCCATTTCTACTCAATTTAAATGATGTATATTATTTGTATTTTTTAAAATGTCTGTTATTAGAATCAGAATCATGTTTCAAAGATTGTAAACGTTGTAATCTTTGAGCTCTTAGATTTTTTAATTTTTCATCTTCCTTAGCAGCATTATACATTCTACCCACCATTTTTAATTGTGCAGGGATGGCTAATAATGAAAAAAGGGAGGAGAGAATCCCCTCCCTAACTTCTTTCATTCTATCTTCTTGATTTTTTGGATGCTTTTTTATTTGCTTCATTTCTCTCTTCATAAGCTTCTAATAATCTGTTGTAAAAGAATTTTCTAATAAATATAGGCATGTCCATCAAATCATTATATGTAAATCCTTTTCCATAATGAATTAGTTGAAAAACTTCTTCATATATGTACTGTCTATCTCTCGAGGTCAGGCCAAAAAAATCTTTCATCGAAAACCACTGGAGTGCGAAATGGCTCCCCGGTGTACCGGTCTATCACTTCTACGTTAAAATCTACATCCGGTTGAATTTTACTTAAGAAAGATCTAATAGCTCTACTGTCTGCTGCTAGTAAGTCTGTGTCAATGTAGTTTCTAATGTACACTAAGTCAACATTATTATCAAGAGCTACAATCATGTGCTTCAATCTCAATGTTAATAAGCCCGGATCTTTTCCTACTTTCTCATAAGATTTAACAATAGCGTCAATTTCCTTATCTTCTTTTCCTGTTAATAACTTAACATGAACTTCTTTTTTAGATTTAGGTAAGGTTAATTTAAATAAATTACTATTCTTAGTTACTAATACGGATTCATCAATCGGTTTAGGTTTTAATTCACTTAAATTGATTGTTGTGTCCTGTGTATTACCTGACGGCGTGGTAACTTGAATTACGTACTCATCTCCATAAGCTGCAATCCTAGAGGCAATCATAATAGCATTCTTGTCTCCGACTAATAAATCGTCCCAATCAATCTCCGATACTAGCAAGTTACGGAACATCCTTTCAATAGCCGTTCCTTGCATGATATAATTTTGATTGGTTAGAATATCCTCGTCTTTAGCTGTCATGTATCTTAACTCTACTTGACCCGAGGATAGAGGATTTTCTTTAGGGTAAAAAAGACCTCTGGATGGTAAATCTACTAATAATGTAGTCTGATTTAGTCCTTGAGGGACAGTTGGAATAACCGGAATAGGAATTTCCATACCGTCTTCACTAGGACTTTGATTAAATGTAACTTCTCTGTCTGGCTTCATAATATTTATGTTTGTTTAATTTTATGCTAATCCTTGTCCTCTTAATGACGCAGGTATTATACTTTCGGGTTTTATTGTATTAAAAATAGAATTCTCGTTAAAAGGGAGGACCTTTTTCTCGTTAGCGTCCTTTATTAACGCATAATCATACATAATTGTTACAGAACAAGTGGATAAAGAATCATCGGATAAATCTAACTCCCCCCACTTTACCGCAGAAACATACGCACCATGTATCTCCCATCTTTCTGACTGGACATTTGTTCTAGGCATTAATGTTTCTAATACTAATGTTTTCTTATATGTTTCTAATGCATATTCTCTTCCTTCTATGTAGTTTGAGTGTGTATTTAATATCCACTCATATATTAAAACAGAGGAATCATTCTTCACCTCCTCTGAACTAGATAGAGGATCTACAAATGGATTATTAGCTGCTCTAGGAGAAAATCTGTGTGCTGCTACAGGATCATATAATACTATTTCTATCGGATCCCATGTCATCTTACCTTTGAAGTTCGTCTTTGTATTTATATACTGTAATTCTATATTATCGTAGGTAAATCCTGGCTTAGTTGCTGATTTTACTAAATAACTAGGTATATAAATTCCTGCTACATCTAAATAGAGGACAAACCTATTTTTTAATTTAGGCTCAAAGTAAGCGAAAGGTCTATACTGTGTATATTCCGAAGCTCCGGTCATAACCATATTAGATAGTACTTCCTTTTTCTGTCTAAATATGGGCGTAGATTTAGCCATTTCTTTTTATAATAAATATACTAAAAACTTAAAATTAATACAAAACAAGGAAAACTAGTTTCTTCCTCCACCGCCGCCACCAATCAATCCACCTAATGCACTTATTCCTGCATTAGCGGCTGCTTGAGCTGCTCCTTTTCCAATATTTATGGCTGCGTCTTTTAATTGACTTCCTAAATTAGCACCTCCTCCATCTAGTCCGGGACCTTCTACATCAGGAAGTTTTACCTTGCTTCCTCTAACCATGGCGTAATCATATACTATTGTTCCTTCCATCAATACTAAATCATCACTAGACATATCAAATTCTCCCCATTTAATAGAATCAAAAAATGCTCCTACTAATACAAAAGAATCCACGACATCTCCATGGGGTGATAAAGATCTTAAATACAGTGTTCTTTTATATTCATGAATAAATCCATCTTCTCCTGGAGTTAATAAACTGAAACCTTGACCAGTCGTGCCAGAATTGTGATGATAATTATTAATGTAATCATGTAACATTTTAGCTCCGTTATCTTCTATAGGGTCATAAAAACGTACTGTTATTGGTTGCCACCTAGACTTTCCTTTAACGTGAAATTCCGTGTTTATGTAATCTACCGTAATATGATTATTTTCTAAAGTAGGCCTTTCAGCTGATTTTATAGCGTATGTAGGAAAGAAGGGACCAAATGGATCAGCTTGCATGTATAACTCAAAACGCATTTGCTGCTTTGGGTTAAAATACTTAAAAGGTTTGTGTGTAAATGCCATGTATATTTTATAAGCACAGAGGTGCATTCATGCACCTCTGTGGTTTATTAATCAATTTTATGCGTCTACTTTTCCGGTAGTGACTACTGAATTTTTGGTAGGATCCATTACTGCATAATCATAAGTAATTGTTAAATCTAACATGTTTAAATCATCAGAAGATAAATCCATGTTACCCCACTTAGCATCTGCAACAAAAGCGCCAAACAATTGAAAAGTATCAGCAATATCTCCGTGAGGAGTAAGTGCCTGAAATGTAAGTGTTCTTTTATACTCGTGAATAAAACCGTCTTCTCCAGGAGTTAAAAGACCTGGAGCTCTACCCGGTTTTTGGTTTAACCCTGAATTGTGGTGAAATAAACTAATCCAATCATGTAATAATTTAGCTCCATTAACTTCAATAGGGTCGTATAAAGTTACAGAAATATCCTGCCATCTAGATTTGCCTTTTACCTTAAATTCGGTATTTATATAATCTACAGTTACAGGGTTTTGATCTATGGACGGTCTGTCCGCTGTTTTAACCATATAAGTAGGGATAGATACTCCGACGTTAGTCAGGTAGAGTACATATCTCATCTGTTGTTTAGGGTTAAAATATTCAAATGGTTTATATTCGAATGCCATTTTATATTATTTTATTTGTTTATTCTGTATCGCCAGGGAAAGAAGCTCCTGTAGGTAATACAAAGAAATCTAAGATTATGAATTCCGCAGTTCTAGTCGGTTTTAAATAAATAGCACCTCGTAGTTCATTTCTGTCAACAACGTCAGGAGTATTATTAGATTCGTCCATAATTACTCTGAAATCATATAAACCTTGATTTCTTCTAACGCTTTCTAGGTAGGGCTCTACAATACTTAAGAATCTAAGTCTTGTCTCTTTCGTATTTTGTTCAAATACTAGATACCTAGAAGATGATGCAATGAATTTTTTAGCAGCAATTAACAATCTTCTTACGTTGATTCTGTCAAGAGCTGACCTTTTCTTTTGCAAAGTTTTTTGACCCCAAACAACTACACCTTCTCTTGGATAAGTAGCAATAGGATTAATGTTATAAGTATATAATTTATCCCTATCTCCTAGTGTCAACTTACGTTCTGCTTGTAAAGCTACATCAATAGCACCTCTATTTAAACCGGCAGGAGCATACCAAGGGAACTGTACGTAGTCATTGAATGCAATTACTCCTGATACTACAGTGGATGGTGGAACCCATACATTTCTTCCTAA